TTAGGAAGGTACCAAAAGAAACTTGCGCTCCACCGCCACCCATACCACCAGCAGTACCCCAACCGTATTGAGAGTTATTGTTACAAGCAACGCCTGATTCTCCACCGCCACCACCACCAATACATACAACATAAACTAATTGTGGGCTAGTTTGAGAACCTAATGTATAAGTGCCTGATGAAGTTAAAGTCGCTCTTAACTGAGTTTGATTTGATAGAGGTACAGGTAGTGTATTAAAACCCATTTAACTAACTCCTTAAACGATCGTAATGCCTGAAACTTGTGTGTCTATTTGAGGCACACTTGCTCCGACAACAATAGATTGCGTTGTAGCAAAATACTGTTTAATATCAAGAAAAGTAGAAGCGTTGGCAGCGATAGATAATTGCTTTGCTACCGCAGTTCCGTTGATAGTTAAATTAACCTGAGCAGCAGAAGCAGTTGGATTAGAAAATACTGCGTTAGTTACAATTCCGTTAGTAGAAGCAGCAAGTGTGTAGTTAGCAGGATACTTACCAAACGCGCCCTGAGAGATAGAAGTTGATGAAAGAGTCTGAGTTGCTGAGGTGTAGGTAAAGAGTGTCGTTGATGGAATTGAGGTAACTACATAAGTTCCATCTGTTGCCGTCTGTCCCACATTCACGCGAACAATATCGCCAATAGCAAGACCGTGTGCTGAACCTGTTGTGATGATTGCTGTGTAGTTCACTACTGCCACATTTGAGATCGTTCCACCGACAGTTACACCTGAGTTAATGATCGCTGAACCGTTAGGGGTTACTGAGGCTGAACTGATATTGGAAGCAGTTACGACATAGGTTGCCGTGTTAAGTCCAGGAAATGAGTTCACAGGGAATAGTCCGTCATAAGAAGTACCGACACCCTGAATAGAGATAAGTGAGCCGACCTGAGATAGACCGTGATTAGAACCAAAAGTTACTGTAACAAGGTTTGATGTAAGAGCAGCAGTAGTAACTGTACGAGCCACGTTAGTTGCGCCATATTGAGGATTACCTCTAAAGAAATTGACTGGTGTATTAGTTGCCATTGTTTAGTACGCTCCCATTACGAACTCATATTCTAGTGATGCCACATTTACTGCACCTGCGAGAAGGTTACCACTTGAATCGAATCCGTTGAGTACGGTTCCTGATGAGTTGATAATCTGCATAGCATTTGCAGTTTGTCCTGAGTTGAGGACAATTCTAAGAGGTACGGCGGTAGTAGCAGCCGATGAGATTGTTGGCTCGATGATCTGAGCGCGAACGCGAACATCTGTAATGTTTCCTGATGTAATAGAAGTTGCGCCAGCAGCAACCGCAACCTGAGCTAGTGCGATGGAGTTAGTTGGTGTGCTAGGAACGGTTGGAGAACCTGCTGCAGTTCCCTTGACCACATTTATAGCAACAGAGTTAAGAGAGCCTGTGTAAGCCGCATCGTTCACCGTAATACATACAAGGTCAATACGAGGGTTTGATGGGTCGGCTGTTGTAATGGTTGCTGTAGCGGCAGCATCGTTGTACGCCATATAAGTACCCATATTTGTTTGGTAAGTACCTACGATCGCAGCCCAACCTGATGCGACAGAAACAGTCATTGTGCCGCCCGGAGCGGTAACGGCTAAGTCAGCAGAACGAACAACGCCCGAAGCCCCCCATAGAGAACCTGTAGTTGTTAAGCGGTCATTTTCGGCTGTGTGTGAGCCGTTTTGTAACCAACTTGGGGGTGTGCGTAATGCCATTTATTCTCCTAGATGTAGGCGTTTCTCCACGAAACGCTTGCAGAGGTTGTACCTGTAAGTGTACCTGAACCATTGTAATAGAAAGCGTTGTTGCCGGGTTGAGCATAGAACCAATTAGAGCCACCCTGCATTAGATTACGCGCAGGATTTCCATTAAGAGTGATCGTCTTAGCTCCAAGGTCAATAACGCAGACATCAGTATTTGTGAAAGTGTAATTCAAAGTTAAATAGGTGCCAGTTGTGTTGTTGCCAAATACAGGGTTAGTTATTGGGCCGTTGAAGGTAATAACAGGGTAGGTATTAGTTTGCCCTGAATTAAATACAGGGGTATTTGGAGTGTAAGTACCTGAGAGGTAAGTCAGGTTGTAAGTACGGTTGTATGTGCGACCTAGTGGGCCGTCAAGACCCAAGGTAGCCGATAGAAGGCTGTTGTCATAGGCGCGTGGGTCAGGGCAGAAGAATATCCATTGAGAGGTGATGTAGCCATAGGTAAATTCAGGAGTAATGATGGTCTTGGCATCGCGCACACGGGCGTTGAAGAATTGAAGATTGTTCGCTGCTGATAGTTGGAATTGAAGCGGGGTAGTACCTGTCTGCTGAGGTTGTACGGCAGCTTTGAGAAGGTTGAAGTTTGATTGCGCTGTAAAGGTTGTGGAATTAACTACTTGACCGCCTGAAATATAGGTATCGCTCAAAGTCACAGGGATAGTAAATGTTGTCGCAGATGTGACGGTGATTGTCTGAGAGTTGCGGTTAAATCCAGCACCCGCAGTACCCGTTGGGTTACCGCTAGAAAGAACTCCCGTGATGGTGACTACCTGACCTGTTGTAAAACCGTGAGCAACTGTTGTTGTGTAAGTGATCGTAGAACCGCTTGCTAAGGCAGTTGAAACAGGAACGCTTGGCTGACCTGAAAGAGTAAGAATGGTGAGGGTGATCGTTCTGCCACCTAAGAAATCTCGACCTGAGAACATACCATCGTTAAAGCCTTGAGTATCGTCTTGGTTGCGAATTGTAGGCAAGTTGGTAATGCCGTCAGCAGCAGTTATTTGATACGGCGAGTTTGTGCCACCAAAGGTAAAGCCATTCCAAGCAAAGGAATAGTTATTGAGCGCGGTTACTGTAGGCATTATCGTTGTGTGCTAACTACTGGTGTTTTAGTCATAAGTCCCTGTGTTTGTCCTAGTGTAATGGCACTTGTGGTTGCGTTAGCAATATCAGAAGGCGCGGTTGAGCCGTTAATGTTGTTTGTTTGATTTACTACTAAAGAGGCAGCAGTATCGGCTCTTTCCTTAGCGTTAAATGCAGCCAAGGTATTTAGATATTCTGTTGAAACTACTGACCCGCCAGTCGAAGTTGATACTTTAGGCTGATATGTGCTTGCGCTAGAACTGCCAGTACCCCCACCAACAGCAACAAGTAAAGACAAAACCGATAATAGTTTTTGTTCAAGAGTATCTAATTGATTTAAGGTTGAAGCAGTTACAGAATCTACTGATTTGTTATAGGCTTCTTGAGCAGCATTAAGTGAATCTGTTAAAGCCTGTTGAGATTTCGCTAAAGCGTCATTTCTAGCAACAGCGGCATCAGCATTAGCCTTTTCAAGTGTAGCCAAAGCAGCAGCGTTGGCTTTATCCAAAGCGTCTTGTGCTGCATCTAATTGCTTTTGATAGGCAGTTTGTTGTTGAGATAATGCGCTAGCAAGTGCATCAGAATTTGCCGATAAAGCAGTATTCAAATCTACGCTTATTTGAGCATATTGTTGAGCAAGTTGTTTTGTAGCAAAACTTGTACCATCGTTCATTTGCTGCGCTAATGCATCAAGACCGTTTTGCGAAACATCTTGTATTTGGGAATAAAGCGATTTAATAGAATCTTGGGTTGCAGGCGCAGCGTTTAGTACAGATTGAGCAAGCGCATCGCCTTGTTTTGGACCCTGAGCAATAACCTCGTTAATAAAAGATTGGTTGTAGCCTTGGGCTGCTAATAAACCAGCATCTTTTTGTAATTGAACAGCAGCATCAAGTTGCCCTTGTAATCCCGCTACTAATCCACCTGCGCTACTAGCATTGTCAGTAAATAATGTACCTAAGTCAATTTTTGTAGCATTGGCAAAAGCATTGGTCATTACATCTATAGACTGTTGAATAATTTTTTGTTGATTATCGGCAGCAGTTTGTTGAAGTTGTGTTGCTTTATCAGCATACTGAGTTTGAATATCAAGTATTTTTTGAGCGTTGTCCGCTACGGCATTTTGATAACTTTCATCATAAGTTGCTTGTGCTGAGGCTTTTGCATCATCATAAGTTTTTTGATTTGCAGCAATTTTGTCGTTATAGGCAGTTGTAATATCTAAAACTTCTTGAGAATGTTTAGTTTGAGCATTGGTTTCTGCATCAAGGCGTGTTTGTTCAATAGTTGCCATTTTTTCAGAATAAGTTACGCCTATTGCAGCAATTTGTTTTTGATAAGTTTCTATTTTATTTAATTCAGCAGCGCGAGCCTTGTCTGCTTTAGAAGCAGCAGCATTAGCAGCTTTATTAACATTACCGCCGGCAACATTACCAGTAATGTTTCCAGTATCAGCCGTAGGAGTGCTATCTAAGGTTTGCATACCGTAACTAGATGTTGCTTTTCTTAATTGTTCTAGATTTTGTGAATAGTTGGTAACGCTGGTTGCCGCTTTATCAAACCAAGTTCCTGTGTCCTTAATTGCACCGTTTAGGTCTGTTAGTGCTTGCTTGGCGCCTGGAGCATGAATAAAAGATAAAGCCTCTAGCATTAACTTCATCGGTCCAGTAACTAATTTCATAATTGCGGTTACAAGGTCGCCTACTACTTGGATAATCACACCAAATGCTTTAATGCCAAACTCGCCTACAGTAATCATAATGTCTCGCACGGTGGCGTTATGATTCCAAAGTTCAACAAGAGCAGCGACTACAAGAGCGATAACTTCAACAACTTTTACCCAAGGATTTTGATTAAGCACAAACGCTAATGCTTTTTGAGAAGCGGTTTGAGCATCTGTAGCTACTACTGCATCTAATTGAACACCGCCATAAAGATAGGTAGCAACAGTCCAAGCCTCTTGTACTGCTTTAACAGTACTCATTGCAGCCTCATAAGCCTTAACTGCCGTAACTGCGGTTAAGACAACTCCCGCTAATATCAGTAATTCAGGTGCAAATGGTTTAATAACTTTGAATAAATCATTAAACGCTTCAAGAAGTTTGGTAACAATTGGGAATAACACGTTACCAATAGTTAATGCCGCTTCATTAAATCTTTCTTTTAAGACTGCCATTTCGCCAGCAAAAGTATGCGTATAAGCAATAGCCTGATTTTTAATTTTGTCATTTAACTCGTCAAAGGCTTTTGCTATGGCTTCGTTTTTAGGAAGGGTAGTGTCAAGAGTTATGCCCAATTCCTTAAATGCTTTAACTGAGCCTTGTGTACCACGAGCAAGGGTTGTCGCAGCCGTGTTTAAGTCTTCATGCTTGTACCGAGCCAAGTCTGCTGCCATAGACATTAACTTTGTGGATTCGGTAACGCTTCCAGTAGCAGTAACCAAAGTACCCATAGCTTGTGCTGCTTGGGCGTGAGTAAAGCCTAAATTGGCATAAGATTTAACCGTTGCATCCACTTGTGTTTTAACAAAAGTACTAGTGTTGCCACTATTTTTAAGAGCAGTATCTAAACGATTTGACTCTACCTGCGCATCTTGAACTGCTTGGTTCATATCTACAAGGGTTTTTTGTAACCCCATTACACCTGAAGTCAAAAGATTTCCGCCGAATACGCCCAGCATTACATCTTTGAGTTTGGTAAAACTTGATGAAGCCTTTTCTGATGATTCTTTAGCAGCAGTAGAAATCTTAGTCATGCCCGTTACGGCTTCATTGACCGCAGTTGTTAGGTTGGTAAGTTGAACAAGGATTTCTACATTAAGATTAGGGATTTCACCTGCCATTTACTATCCCCCCATTGCGGCTTTAATAAACCCGGTCATAATCATTCGTGCTTTACCGGAATTTACGATTTCATCGCGCGCCGGATACATATAAGGGTATTTTACCCCACTTGTCCATCGTGACGAGCCTAGTTCAACAGCGCGAGCATATTCAGCATTAGATGAAACGCTTGCTATATAAGTTCCAAAGCCTTCTCGTATTACAGGATTAGCAAGAATGTTTCGATTCAAATTTCCTGTTGCATAGTTAGGTGGAGTTCCGTCACCGCCAATATGAGGATTGTGTCGTAATCTATTTTTAGTTTGAGTAGGTGGATTAACTGTTTGGCTAGTAAGTTCTTTAGCTTTAGTCCATACTGCAACAGAGATTTGCCTAGCAGCAAGTTCCCCTGCTTTATCCATACGCGTTTGCCAAGCCTTAAGAGCCGCAGTTACTTCGGGAAGGTTGTCGCTCACTTTTGCTCCATCTGCTCAATCTTCACCTGCTCTACGGTGTCAGCGATTGCTAACAACCAATCTGCACGCCCGGCAGGTAAATCATCTACCTGTTCAGGTGTCCAGCCGAACCGATCAGCAAACTTAAAGTAAAACCATTCCGTGTCGGGATAATCAAACGCATCTGAGCGTTGAAACCCTTGCAGTAATCCTTTTAGGCGTTCGAGCCGTCTAAAGGGCTATCAGGGTTATTGCGGTTCTTATCGGTGTCTGCTAAATCAGGGAACAAATCTTTGGTCAAATCTTCGGTGAACTTCATAAGTTCTACATAGTCTTTGATTGGCAGTTCTTCAATAGAATCTTCTTTGACGGAAGGAATGATGAAGTCGTAAGACCAATCTACAATAATTGTTGAAAGAAGCGCGTTACCAATAGCAATACCTTTTTCAGCATCGCTTTGCTTATCGCCAGCGCGCATAATGCGGTTACGGTCTTTGACCTTTAAGTCGCCAGCATCTTTGATTGTGATAGTAGCTCCCGAAGTGAGAGTAATTTTCTTTGACATATTTTGCCTTTCGATAGATTGCCTTTAGATTATCTTAGCAAAAAAGGGCAATAGGGGCGCGGGAGTTGGGGCAAAATGAAACCAACTCGACCTGCCGCCCCTACTGCGTTCTAGGGTTTAAGCGACTGAGGTTGTTACAGCGTTCTTGACAACCCACTTGATAGGAGAGTATCCAACTGTTCCTGAATCGGTGAGGTTACCTTGAGCGTTGAAATCAACGAGAACTTCTACGAAATCCTTTGAGCGTTCGATAACAGCAAGTGTGTATGCACCCTTTGTCATTGTTGCTTGGATAGAAGTCTGAGTCGCACCTGTTCCTGTTGTCCAGTTGAACACTAGAGCAGGTTGGGTGTTTGTAAGGTAGTTTGTAAGTTGTGTGTCGTTTTCCATGAGGAAAGTGGCTTTTCCTGTAACTTCAAGAGCACCAAGAAATACCTGATAAGGAGTTTGGACATTTGAGATTCCATATACAGGTGTTACTGGGCGAGTAAGTTGGATATTGCCATCTGTATTGGTTGAAACTGTTGTTCCAGCAACGCTTACTGTTCCTGTCCATACGACTGTAGGAAGTACGGTTGAGAATGAAGGTGTTGGGGTTGAAGCGGTTGCTGACTGCCATCCTGTTGACTTTGCGTCATACTCAAGAAGTCCGTCTGCTGTCCACTTAAGGTTGAAATCGCTGAATTGGTGTCCTGCCCAAGAGCGAACTCCAGCACCATAGAAATCAAGGATTGTGTAAGCAGAAGGTTGAGCATCTGCACCTGAGGTTGCTGAGTTCTTGAGAGCGATTGTATGTACATAAGGTGCTGAACCTGAAACTACATCTTCACCGAGTACGCCAGCAAGAGGGTAGATCACGGTGTCAGCAAATACTGCTCCACCAAAGTCGTATGTTGAGTGAACGCGACCTTGTAGGTAGTTGTAGTTCTTTACGAGAGAACCGCGTAGGCCCTCATCGTAGAGAGGTGTGTAAATATCTTGAGGCTTAACGGTATTAGCAATAACAGGAATATAGGCGGTAGGTGTTGTAACCGCAGTTCCCTTTGTTGTTTCTTTAGCGATACCTATGTACGAACGATGGGTATTTTGTAGTGCCACTTATTCACGCTCCTTGCGTTGTGGTAGTCGCGGCTACCGGTGTTGTTGGTGTTGTTTTCTTTGTTGCAGAAGCGAGAGTGACATCGGCATTAACGATCTCATCTGCCGAATCGAAAGTATCGCCGGGTTTAACAGTTAGACCGAGAGTAGGAAAATCCTTCTCACCATCACCGTTGTAAATATAGGTTGCCATTGCTCTCCTAAGCCTGAATCATCTGAGTAACATCAAATCGAATTTCTGCCCAAGTTTCCGTTGCTCCGTTATCCGAAGTAACTGGCTCTCCGTACAGACAGTCAATCGCAGGTTCCGCGCCTTGCCAAACATTCACTTGGCTTGAATCACCGAAGTTATGACTAGCTCGAAGCGTATTCTTGATGTTGTCCACTAGTGTATCAAAATCCGTCATAGCATCTTCGGAGTTGTTTTGTAATGAATGATGGAACAACTGCAAGACAACTGTGAAGTCCACGCGCTTCCAACCGCTTGTTGCCCCGCCAATAGCCAAACGAGTTTCGCGCTCGCTTTGAATAAAGATTACGAGAGCCGATCTCGACATCTGCCCGGCAGTAGCACCTACTTGAAAGTTGATGCGCTTTGGGAACGAGGTAAAGATTTGGTTGAGCGTGGCAATGTTCGCGCCAGTCAAATAGTTGTAAAGAGTGGAGCGTAACTGGGTACGACCTACTGACATTAACGCATCCTTCGGAATGGGCTAAGAAGTTGCTTGGCTAGTTCAATGTCTGAACCAATAATGGATTGAACGCTTGGGCCACTTGTTGCGCGGGTAGTAATTGCCATAGACAATGAGTTATCGCCACGAACCTTGAGGAAGTCGGTTGTAAGAAGGATTGCGGCTTGCTTGACCGCCTGAGGCATATTTCCTACTGCTACTCCTGATGCGTGGGTGTATTTAAGCGCAGAGGTGATATTGACGGTGCTAGAGCCGTATGTGTAGTTAGATGAAACCACAACTTGCTCGGTATTTGCGCCGTCATAAATTGTTACTAGCGTTCCAGCAGTAAGACCGATTGGGTCAATCATTGTGAAAGAAGTCTGACCAGCCGTAGCGGTGTTAATCATTCCATTACAAAAACCTGCGGTGTAGTTGTATGAGGCGTAAATCTTTGTGCCGTTGGTAGGTGGGAAACCAAAAGATAATGGGCCTTCTGAGCTATAAGTAAGCCCTAATTGAGATAGTGGGTAGATCACTTGTGACTTCTCAAACCAGCAAGCAGCAAGAGTAGATGCTGATGCCGCGACCATATTTGTAGGCACAGAGCCGTATGAGAGGCTGTTTAAGGACACGATGTTGTTGTAGTCAGGGGAGATGACCAAATAACCTTCATTGGTGATACGGCTACGAGATTGCTCTGTGAAGTTTTGAGCAATAAGAGGTTGGTTCACATAAATATCTATGAAAGATGAGGCGCGCTGAATAACTGAAGCCAGTTCAGCATCTTGTTGAGCAGAAGTACCCCCGACAACCAAGTTGTTGTAGTCAATCGCGGTTGGAGCATTTTTATACTCAGCGATTGTCAGGTATGAGCCTGATGAGAATTGGGTTATTGGGGATACTGCTGCTGTCATTTGTTAATCTCCGTCTTTTTTAGGGGCTGACGATTCGTGACCACAACGCGAACACTTGATAAACCACGACCCAAACCCACAGTTGGTACAAGTGTACCCTCGGTCGCTATCTCCGTGTGTGTGTAATGCCAAATTGCCTTCTGTAAAGCCTTCTGCCTTTAATGCTTTGATGTCTTTAGGATTATCTACGCTATACATTCCATTTTTGCCAGCGCGTAAAACTTTAGAACCTGATTGCCTTTTAATTTCTACTTCTCTTGCGAAACCATCTCGCGGTACTAATCTTCCCATTTATTTTGCCTTTCCTAAGAAACAGGGAGAGAGCCAATTACGACTCTCCCCCCATTTAGATTTCTATTTACTAAGCAGCAACAATTCCTGATACTGCGCCATTCCAAGCAGGAGCGGCACAGAAGAATGTTCCTCTGAAGTAAGTTGAGAACTCATAAGCGAACTGAGTTACAGGCCATTGGATTCCCATATAGTCCTGCACCAAGTAGTTAGCCCAAACATCGCTTACCTCTGTATCAGGGATGGGCAATGTGTAGCTTAGAACTGGAGCAACACCTTGTGGAAGCCAAGGATGAACTGTCAATGGGACAGACTTTCCTGTGGTTTCGTTCACAATTCCATTAACTACTGAACCGTATGTAACTCCTGAGGTTTCATCCTGAGAAATTTGTAGGCGGTAGTTAGCGTTTGCAGAACCCTTGATCGCATCTGAGAGTTGCTTGCGGTCTGAACCGTTAAGCAATACCTCATCAGGGTCAGCCTTTACTGATGCGTAGAGGTTAGTAAATACAGTCTGGAACTCTGTTCCCGGATTTGTATTTGAGAAGTTGCTGTTGATGTTGTTGTTGTAACCTGAGTTAGCACCAAGAACAGTTGTCAAGATTCCGTCATAGCCTGTTGCGTAAGCAGAAGTATCTGCTGATGCGCGAGATGCTGTGATTGAGCTTGATGTTGAATACACAAGGGTATCGCCGACTGATGTTGAACCAGCACCTACGATGTAACCTGTTGTGCTCTTGATTGTTCCTTGGTACTTAGCGTTTGCTACACCTGTTGTTGTACCAACATAGATGTTGTAGCCAAGTGCGCCAGTTACAGGAGTTACAACAATCTTTAAAACTTGTGAAGTTGTTGCTTGTGAAGTAACAGTATTAACGATTGACTCACCGAAACCTGAACCTGAGATACCTGCATCTGCTGTGACATAGATGTAGTAGGTGTTGTTAGCGAGAGCAACTTGTCCTGTACCTGCTGATGGAGCAGTTACGGTTACTGTTGGAGCAGAAAGAGCACCGGCATAACCAGTTGCAGTTCCGCGTGCCATTAGCATCATTCTTTCTTCCATAAGCATTGTTGCATAGAGGGTAGAAGTTGATGACAACTGACGAAGGTCTTGGTATCCGAGGCCTGAGAAGTTAGCATCGAATGAAACGCTGTCAGATAGTGAGTATGAGTTGTAAGGCAGGATGATGTCATCTGCTGTGTAACTGATCTTTGAACCACGCTCGAAGTTGATTGAACCGAAAGCAGTA